TACAGATATGGATGGGGCGATATATGCTGAAAGTTGTGATCGGTGGTTGGGCGCAATCAATTCCCATCGATTACAACATGGAGGTCAAGACGAACTGACCCAACAAACACTTTCCGCTGCGAAACTGCCCTATGGGGATGGGTCATGGATCATCGGAAGGCGTGCAAGTCGAGTGGCAGTTTGTGCAGCTGTCGCTTCGGCTTTAGCAACTTATTTTGCGACACAACAAGAAACGGAAATTGATATACAAGTGGGATAAATAGGACATTATGGTATATTATGCTCTAATGGGATTATTTGATCGTTTTAATACAAAACCAACAATTACGGCAACAACCGATGTGGCTGCATCTTATGCGCCTTACAATTTACAAGCTGCTGTTGGCGGCATATTCTTTGGAACACAATCTGCAACTCGTGAGCAAGCAATGTCAGTTCCTGCTGTTGCAAGAGCAAGAAACATAATTTGTTCAACAGTTGGATCATTACCAATTGAAACTTATAATCATTTTACAAAAGAGCATATTCGACCAACAAAAGTTTTAATGCAACCCGATCCAAGAATTCCAGGGTCTGCAACTTATGCTTGGGTAGCAGAGGACATTTTATTCACAGGATTTTCGTATGGACAGGTTCTGGATTCCTACTCGGACAGCGATGGCGCAAGAGTTAGAGCATGGACAAGAATTTCGCCAGATAGAATTACATATCAATTAAATTACAATCAAACTGAAATTTTGTTTTATAAATTAGATGGTGAGGAATTACCTTTACATGGAACAGGCAGTTTAATTGTATTTAACGGATTAGATGAAGGCGTTCTTAATCGTGCCGGTCGTACAATAAGAGCAGCGCAAGAATTAGAAAAAGCAGCTGAGATGTATGCTAAAGAGCCAGTTCCAACAATGGTGCTTAAATCAAATGGCACAAATCTTACTCCAGAGCGAATTACAAGATTGCTTGAAAGTTGGAAAGCAAGCAGAGCGACCAGATCAACTGCATTCTTAAATGCTGATGTTGAATTACAGGCTTTAGGATTTGATCCTGCTAAATTACAATTAAACGAAGCCCGTCAATACCTCGCTCTGGAATGCTCGAGGGCGGTAGGAATTCCTGCCAGTTTCGTATCTGCTGAAACCACCTCAATGACTTATTCAAATATGACAGCCGAAAGAAAAGCATTGATTGATTTCTCTTTGCGACCAGTATTAACTGCAATTGAACAAAGACTTTCAATGGCTGACTTTGTGCCAAATGGTGTTGAAGTCAGATTTGACATTGACGATTTCTTGCGTGGATCTGCATTAGAGCGTGCGCAAGTTTATGAAATCCTAAACCGCATTGGCGCAATGAGCGTTGAGCAAATACAAGAGGAGGAGGACTTGATCCGATGAGTAAAAAATTACAGATCAATTTCCCAATAACACTAACTGCAGCCGATAGTCGGAAACGAACAATTTCTGGCACCATCGTTTCATGGAATGAAAAAGGCATGACAAGTGCTGGCGCAACAGTATTTAAGGAAGGCAGCATTGATTTTTCAAAGCCTGTCAAATTATTACTTGAGCATGATCGCACTCGACCTATTGGCAAACTAATTGACATTACAGCTGACGACAAAGGCATTCAAGCAACATTTAAGATTGCAGGAACAATTGCTGGCGATGACAGCATCCTTGAGGCTGCCGAAGGATTAAGAGATGGATTTAGCGTTGGCGTAGTTGTTGATGATTTTGATGCTAACAAAGGAGTAATGACTGTTAAAGCATCTAGGTTGATGGAAGTTAGCCTTGTCGCTGAACCCGCCATTAACAGCGCACGAGTTGAGGAAATAGCAGCTAGTGAAACACCAGAGAATTCCGAAGCAACCGCTGAGGAGCAAACAAAAACACAGGAGGACAAATTGTCTGACACACAAACAGCTCCTATCGCCACCGAAGCGGTAGAAGCAGCAAAGTCTGAGCCTGTGGCAATTCAAGCAACACAACCAGTTGCTTATACAAAGCCACGCTCACCAATTAACACACAGGCTCGATTCTTAGAGCACTCAATCAAAGCATCACTTGGAAATCGTGATTCTGCTGAGTGGGTAGCACATGCAAAGGCTGAGGATTCAAAAATCCTTACAGCAGCTGATGACAGTTTTACAACTAACCCAGCATTCAAGCCAATTCAATATGTTTCACAGGTAGTTGATACTCAAATTGGTGCTAGAGGTGCAATTGATGCAATCGGGACACGCAGACTGCCAAACGCTGGAATGACAGTAAGTTTTCCAAAGATCACAACCTCAGGAAGCGTTGAGGAAAAGGGTGAGGGTGTTGCACCATCTGAAACCGGAATTGTTTCATCTTATGTTGATGCAACAGTCAAAGCCTACAAGGGTTTGCAACGCTACAGCGTTGAAATTCTTGATAGAGCAGATCCATCTTTCTATCAGGCGATGTTGGAAAACATGCGCCGAGTTTATGCTCAAGCAACTGAGGCTGCAGTCATTGCAGAACTAACTGCTGGCGGAACAGCCGGAACTGCAACATCTGCTGATCTTGATGGAATTGTTGCATTCGTAAAAACTGAAACACCTGCTGCATATCTTGCAACTGGTGAGTTAGCAACACGCTACATTGCTGGAACTTCACAATGGGGATTATTAATTGGAGCGCAAGATTCTTCAAAGCGACCAGTATTCTCAGCTGTTAATCCACAAAATGCTGCTGGCGCAGTTTCACCATTATCACTTCGTGGAAATGTAATGGGTCTTGACCTATATGTTTCAAACAAAGCAGTTTCAACTTCAATTGATGAAAGCGCATTCATTGTTGTTCCATCATCTGTTGCAATCATGGAAAGCCCAGTTCTACAACTTTCAACGAATGTTGTTTCAACTGGCGAAATCGAAACAATGCTTTACGGCTACTTGGCTGTTAAGACACTTGTTGCCGGTGGAGTTCGTCGCTTTAACCTTACCTAATAAGTAAGTAAATTCATGCCTGAGGTTGCTCCCGATCTCAGGCAGTTGCTCTAGGGAGAACCTAAGGAGATGACATGCCAACCATAATTACAGCTTCCGAGTTGAGATCTGTGCTTGGTGTGTCATCTGCCTTGTATAACGATGCTTATTTAAACCAAATTATTGATACAGCAGAAACAGTTATTCTGCCAATGCTAGTCACATTCAAAAGCCCAATTGAAAAAGTGTCGCTGACTGATAATGTCGCCACTTTTACTACACTAGGAATTCATGAATTTACCGAAGGACAATCAGTCGTCATCACAGGATGCGGAAGCCCTTACAACGGAACAAGAGTTGTGTTGGCAGATAATCTTGGACAATATACCTTTTCGCAATCGATCACTAATGCCGACATACTCGAGGCTAATGTCATCCCATCCGGAGTTGCTGCCCTTTCTGGCGGATCAACTTATGTTGGAAATGCAGCTGTTCAATCAGCCGTCTATACAGTTTCAGTCAATATCTTCCAAGCCAGACTTTCAAGCGGAGGACAAATAGAGGGTGTGGATTTTGCAGTTACACCATTCAAAATGGGCAGGTCATTATTTAACACCTGTGTAGGATTATTGGGTTCATATATGGACACCGAAAGTATGTGTCAATAAATGCCTAATCAAACTATTCTTGAGCAAGTTCGCACACCTTTAGCAACTGCACTAGCAAGCGTTGCAGGAAATGTTTACGCCTTCGTTCCAGAGTCCGTAATCCCTCCAGCTGTGGTTGTTGTTCCCGATTCACCATATTTGGAATTTGAAACAATAAGCAAAACAAACATTCGGGCTAAAATTAATATGACCATTACAGTTGCAGTTGCATACAATAGCAATCCTGCATCTCTTGACAATATTGAGCAATTGATCGTTAGCGTTCTGGCAGTAATTCCAGTTGGATACATTGTCAGTTCGGTTGAAAGACCGACAGTTTCGCAAGTTGGTGCAAGCACGCTGCTTATCGCAGATGTTCGAGTATCTACCTACTACACACAAACAATATAAGGAGAAATCATGGCAACAGTCGTAATTACCGGTCGTGATGTTGGTTTATCTTTCACAGGTGGAACAGATATTCAAGCACAAGCGACA